AACACATTGGATTATGCACCCACGCCGCCTAGCATTCTTGCTAGCAGGCGTTGATGGTTCAAATCGCCCATTAGTAGTTCCATCAGCAAACGGCCCAATGAACGCCGTTGCAACAGGAGCAGGCACTGCACAATATGGAAACTCAGGTTATTCACTACTTGGATTACCAATTATTGCAGATGCTTCAGTTCAAACTACTTTAAGCACTGATCAAGATGAAATCTATTTGGTTGATTCACGCGAGATGCACCTATTCGAGCAACCAGGATCACCATTCTCACTTCGTTTTGAGGCAACAGGCGCAAGTAACCTAACTGTTAAAACAGTTGTTTATGGTTATGCAGCCTTCACCGCAGAACGCTATCCATTAGCCGCATCAATCATTAGCGGAACTGGCTTAGCAGCACCATCCTTCTAAATTAGAAGGTAATTAAGAACTGTTTAGGTGGCTTAACCTCCCCCGATTAAGCCACCTAAACTCCTAAGTAGTTCGGGGGAACTATGAAAAGCGCACATAAAGTAACAATAGGTTCTTGCGATTCAGGCCAAGTAAACGGCTCATTCGCATATACATTAATTCAATTAGCCCAATCAAGATCATCAAGATTAGGGCCATTTGTAAGAGTTAAAGGTTCAGGATTACTTTCTAAGATTCGCAATCAGATTGTTAAACAATTTTTGGATAACACAAAATCTGATTGGCTTCTGATGGTGGACAGCGATCAACAACTAGGCGTTGCAACTTTTGATAAGTTGATTGATACAGCCCACGATTTAGAACGGCCAGTTGTAGCAGGATTGGTATTTGCTGCTTTTAATGATGGCAAGAGTGAATATCCAAAACCAGTTCCAGCAATATTCCAAGATGCACCAGAGGGATTCTTACCTCTCTATAAATATGATGAGAACAAAGTTTTTGAAATAGATGCCGCAGGTACAGGTTGCCTTTTAATTCACCGCAGCGTTCTTGAAAAGATGCGAGAAACAGCCGATCCTAGTATGGGTAAAAGTTGGTGTTGGTTTTGGGATGGCCCAGTAAATGGCGAATGGATAGGCGAGGATTTACTTTTCAGCCGTCGCATTCGTTCCCTTGGATTTCCAATATATGTGCATACAGGGGCAATTTTGCCTCATCAAAAATCATACTGGCTAGATGATAGGCACCATAAATTATGGAAAAATTAAAAAAGATTTTTAAGAAAAGAACTAAACCTAAAGAAACGGCTACTGCCCAGCCGCAACTTGAAAGAGCGATTTTACCTAAAGCGGAAAGAAGGATAAAGCGTGGCAATAACTAACGGCTACTGCACATTGGCTGAATTAAAAGCCTCATTAAATATCACTGATTCAGTAGATGATACTGCTTTAGAGGCTGCTATTACTTCTGCTAGTAGGATGATTGATGATTATACTGAGCGTTTCTTTTATGTTAATGGCACTACTCAATCAACAGTAACTCGCTATTACACTCCACTTGATCCATATACAGTAAACATCGATGATATAATAACAGTTAGTGAAATTGCTACTGATGATAATTTTGATTTTACCTATGGAACTGTTTGGACTACAACCGATTTTATGGTTGAGCCAATAAATAATCCAATTAAATCTTGGCCTTACAATAGAGTTTTAGCAATTGGCAGTTATATTTTTCCTTATCAATTACCTCAATCACTTAGAATTAAAGGTGTTTGGGGATTCTCAGCAGTACCACCTGAAGTAAATATGGCTACTCTGATTCAATCATCACGCTTATTTGGTCGCAGGCAATCACCATTTGGAATTGCTGGTAGCCCTGAAATGGGAACTGTTAGATTGTATTCTCGCCTTGATGCTGATGTTGAAGTTCTACTTCGCCCATTCCGCAAGAATGGCGGCTTGGCTAAGTGATTCCAAGCAATGTTAGAGATGGTTTAAAAACTCGCCTTCAAACAATTACTGGGCTTAGGGTGTACGATTTAATTCCAGATACTGTTAGCCCGCCAGCAGCGATTGTTGGCCAATTAGATTTCACCTTCGATATAAACAATGCGCGAGGTTTAGACCAAGCCAATTGTGATGTCTTGGTGATTGTTCAACGCCTATCAGAAAGAGTAGCCCAAGATAAGTTAGATGCTTTTCTAGCAGGATCAGGCGCTGGCTCAATAAAGGCCGCAATCGAAGGCGATAGAACTTTAGGTGGAACAGTAAACACACTTAGGGTTATTAGCGCTGAAGGCGGAACTTATGATTCTGCTGGCAGTTTATTCCTATCTTATAGATACCGCCTCACAATTTGGGGTTAAGGAGAAAAAATGTCTTATATCATTACCTCAGAATTAGAGGTTTGTAATAAAAAGAAAGGTGAATCAATCACCGAAAAAGAATTGCTTAGTGCAGGAGCCAACATCAAGGCATTGATAGAAGGCAACCACATTAAGGCAACTGGGGGAACAACCAAACCAGCAATCCAAGAAGGAGCCGATAAATAATGCCAAGATTAGTATTAACAAATGCGAAGGTTACGATAAATTCAGTTAATTTATCTGATCACATCGCAAGCGTTACTTTAAGTACCAGTGCTGATGTAGTGGACACAACAGGGTTCTCATCAACAGCAGCAAGAAGCCGTGTTGCTGGTTTGTTAGATAATTCTGTAACTCTTGAATTTCATCAGGACTTTGCAACATCAAATGTTGAACAAACAATTTATCCGCTGATTGGAACTACAACTACTGTTGTTGTTACTCCAGTTGATACAACAGTAGGTGCAACTAACCCTTCCTATACATTTTCTGCATTAGTTGCAGAATGGCAGCCATTATCAGGCGCAGTTGGCGAATTAGCCACCGCATCTGTTACTTGGCCAATTTCAGGATCAATCACTAAGGCGGTCATCTAATGCCAAGAATAGTACTAACCAATGCTTCAGTTACTTTTGCAAGTACTGATATTTCAAGTTATGTAAGTTCAATAACTTTAAGCACATCACTAGATGTTGTTGATACAACATCTTTTGGAAATACTGCTAGAACCAGAGTTGCAGGATTAGCCGATAATCAAGTAACAATAGAATTTTTCCAGGATTTTGCATCTGGTGCTTTAGAATCTATTGTTTATCCAACAATCGGAACATCTGCTGCAATGGTAGTTAAGCCAGTAGCAGGAAGTACAACTGGAACAAATCCACAATACGCATTCAATGCGCTAGTTGCAGAATGGCAGCCATTATCAGGTGCTGTTGGTGAACTAGCAACAGCAAGTGTTACCTGGCCAATTTCAGGTGCAATAACCAAATCATAACTAACTAGGGGGAAATAAAATGGATGGATTATCACTAAAGATCAAAACCAATGATGGTGTAGATAGCGTTTTTTCACTACGCCCTCGCACCATCGTTGCTTTTGAACAAAAGTTTGGCAAAGGATTGGCAAAATTGTTTTCAGAGGATCAAAAGATGGAACACATCTACTACCTCGCTTGGCAATCTTTGAAAGATAATGGCCGAGTTGTAAAACCTTTTGGCCCAGAATTTTTAGATACGCTGGAATCTGTTGAAATGATTTCAGACCCAAATTCAGAATCCACCGAGATAGCCTAACCTTTGCAATTGCAACGGCCTCGGTGGAGTTGGGCATCTCTCCTATTGATTTGATAGATGCCCCTGATGGTGTCTTAGAAGCAATGTTCGCCTATCTAAAGGAAAGAGCAAAGGCAAATAAATATGGCTGATGAGGTTATCATTTTAACAGGTATCAAAGAAACGCAAGATGCCTTAAAACAATTTGATAAAGCAGCGGCTAGAAAATTTAACAAAGTAATTAATGACGCATTAACTAGCGCTGAAAGATCAGCAGATAACTTAGTGGTTCAATTTACTAATCCTGTTTATGGAACTCCGATGCGCGGCTGGCGTAAAACTTCAGCCGCTAATCCAAGAACTCGCGGTGGCGCAGGCTGGCCAGCGTGGGATGTTAGTGAAATTCAAACAGGCATTGTAAAAAGCAGAGCGCAAGGTAAAGTTCGTGGTGATTACACCACTAGCGCTGGTGCGTTGGTTAATAAGAGCGCGGCTGGTGCAATATTTGAAGTTGCAGGCAGGCGTGGCAACGCATCAAGAAATCAATTTATTAGATATTTAAGCAATTCATTTGGCAAAGCCTCCCGCCTTATTTGGGCAGTTGTTGATAAAGACAAAGATGAAATTCAAAGGCGAGTTGCAGCAGCCTTAGAGGATGCTAAAAAAACATTACAAACTAATTTGAATGGTAGGAGTTGAGATGGCCGTTGGCGCAGTAATTGCAAGGATCATTACTCAATACTCTGCTAAAGGTTCAAAGGCTGCTCAAAAAGATATAGCCAAACTTGGTAAAGATTTTGATAAATTTGCTAAAAGATCAGCATTAGCATTCGCCGCAGCAGGCGCTGCCGTTGGTGCGTTCACTGTTAAAGTAGGAACTGATGCAGTTCGTGCTGCTATGGAGGATCAAAAGAGCCAGGCATTGCTTGCCTCTACTTTAAGAAATACTGTTGGTGCAACAGATGCAGTTATTGCAAGCACTGAGGAATACATAACTTTATTACAAAAAGAAGTTTCTGTTGCCGATGATGAATTAAGGCCAGCGCTGGCTACCCTAGCCAGGGCAACTGGTGATGTTGCCTCTGCTCAATCTTTATTAGGCACTGCTTTAAATATTTCTGCTGGAACAGGAAAAGATTTAGCCTCTGTTTCTTTAGCATTAAGTAAAGCGGTAAATGGAAACCTTGGCGCTCTTACTCGGCTTGGTGTTCCACTTGATGCCAATACAATTAAATCAAAAAACTTTAATAAAGCACTTGATGTTTTAAATGATACTTTTAAAAATCAGGCTGATATTCGTGCCAAAACTTTAGAGTTTAGATTAAAAGGTTTAAATATTGCCTATGGTGAAGTTCTTGAAACCCTTGGTTATGCCCTTTTACCAGTTATTGAAAAATTTGCTGATGTAATTACTACAAAAGTTTTACCTAAATTAGAGGAATGGATTGCCGCTAATAAAGATAAATTAGCATCAAGTTTAGATACAATCCTAACAAAACTGCCTGCACTACTAACTCAAGTTTTTAATTTATTTGATTATATTCAGCGCAACTTAGGAACTATCAAGGCTCTAAGCGGTTTATTAATTGCTACCTTTGCATCGGCAAAAGTTTATGCTGGAATTGTTGCTATAACTGGTGCTATCAATATTCTAACTGCCGCCTTCGGGCGCCAGGCAGCGGCAGCCACCGCAGCAGGAGTTGGTACCGCTTTTGCAACAGGTGGAGCCTCAGCCTTAGCCGCAGCAGGAGCAATTGCTACATTTACAACAGCGGGCTTAATTGCCTATAAGCAATTAACTAAAAATAATGATGCAATTGATGCTCAGAATGTAAAGATCAGGGCATTAACTCCTGGCTGGGGAAATGTTTATGGCGCACCTGGAGCAAAGACCGCTGAAAAAGTTGCTAATGCTACTGGTAAAGTTTTAAGTAATACTACCAAACTAACTGCTGAGCAAAAAAAGCAAGCGGCAACTCAAGAAGCCTTAAATAAATTAAAGGCAATGGGTGTTACACCTACATCTGAAACTGACCCAATTCAACTTGAGGCAGTTAGATTAAACCTTCTTAAAGAACAAAATCTTGCTCAAAAAGCAATGTATAATCAATTACTTGCTAATTATGAGGCAACTAATCGTATGAATATTGCAGCGCAAAGATACGCCGATATTTTGATGGTTATTGCTGATGAGAAAATTTCAACTGAGGAAGTAAACCTTCTTGCTGGTAAATGGAATTTAACCAACATTGAAGTTCTTAAATACATCGCTTCAGTTACTGGCAATGTTGAACTTGGCAAGGGTTGGGATGCGGCAGGTTATGCAGCGGGTGAGAGTTGGAAATTAGCACTTAAAGAATTAAATGCTTATCTTGCAGCCGTTGGCAAGAGTGCCTTTGTTGCTCCTATAAATGTGCCAACCGCTGCCACTGCTGATCCTTTTGCAGCAGATAAGGCTAGATTGGCTGCTTCAAAACAAACCATTGAGGATTTATTAGCAAAGGTGCAAGCAACAAAGAAAATCCCTGATACACCTACAAACTCATTTCAATCAATGACTACTGCTCCCGATTATCAAGCCTATCGTGCTGGTGAGCGTGCCTCAGTAAATGTAACTGTTAATAATGCTGGCAATGCTATTGTCCAATCTGATCTGCAAGAATCAATTAGAAATGGATTACTTGCTGCTCAGACTTCAGGCAGAGCAATTAACGCTAATGTATTGATCCTATAATGCCAGGCACACCTGTTCTTGGCGTAACCATTGACTTTGCGAATGGCCCAGCCTTCGGTAACCCGCTTCTGCTCGATGATCCAACTACCCCGCTTGGCACTGGTATTTTAGCCGATGCACCTGGCGATGTAGTTGATGTTTCAGATATTGCCTTGCAAGTAAATATTCGCCGAGGCAGAAACCGCATTCTTAATAAATTTGAGGCTGGTTCTGCAACTGTAATTTTGGCAGATAACAATGGTGATTGGTCGCCCGCTAACACATCCTCTCCCTATTATGGCAAATTACTACCACTGCGCAAGATTCGTGTGTTTGCAGATTATGATGATGGCGGCGGAACTGATCGTTACTATCTTTACTCTGGTTATATTACGGCCTACAACAGCACCTATGGTTTAGGTATAGATGAAACCTCTAAGATTACCTTGCAATGTGTTGATGGTTTTAGATTGCTAAATAGTATTGGCATTAGCACTGTTGCTGGCGCTGGCTCACCTCAATTAAGTGGCGATAGAATTAATACATTACTTGATGTTGTAAGTTGGCCAGAATCTCAAAGAGATATAAACGCTGGGTCAAGCATCCTTCAAAGTGATCCTGGTACATCTGATAGAGATTTGCTTACAGCGATTCAATTGTGTGAATCCTCAGAATTCGGCGGATTTTTTCTTGATGCCGAAGGCAACGCAACATTTTTATCTAGGGATACAATCAGTAAAAAGGCAGATGAAACTCCAACAGTATTTGCCGATGATGGTTCTGCAATTACCTATCAACAAATTGAATTTGCCAACGATGATACTTTGCTAGTAAATGATGTAACAGTTACTCGCCTAAATGGAACTAGCCAAAATGTTTTTGATCAAACCTCGATAGATACTTACTTTTTACACTCTGGCAAGCGTGATGGAATCCTAGTTCAAACCGATGCTGAGGCTTTAAATCAGGCTCAAACCCTGCTAGTAGCCCGAAAGAATACAACTGATCGTATAGATTCAATGACTATAAATCTCCTAGATTCCTCAGCACCTACCAAAATCGTGGCTGGGTTAGCCCTAGAGATATTTGATTTGGTAAATGTAACTAAAACTGTTCCAGGCGGTTCAACCATTACCAAAGAACTATTTGTGCAAGGCGTTCAGCACGATATAACTAATACAATGTTTACTACAAAAATACTAACCGCAGAACCCCTAATCCAGGCATTTATCCTTGATAGCACCACTGATCAAGGTCGCTTGGGTTCTGGTATTCTGAGTTACTGATAAAGGAGCAAAATGAAACAAACCTTCACCACTGGGCAGGTTCTAACCGCCCAGCAGATGACTAACCTTCAGGCAACGGCTATGTTGGGCGGCGCAGCAAATGCAAAAGTTGCATCTTATGTATTAGTTGCCGCTGATGCTGGCGATGCAATAACAATGAGCAATGCTGGTGCAACAACAATTACTGTTAATACAGGATTGTTTGCAGAAGGCGATATTGTAACAATTATTAATCTTGGAGCAGGTGCTTGCACAATAACCGCAGGAACTGCAACAGTTGCAACATCAGGATCATTAGTTTTGGCAACAAATCAAGGTGGAGTTTTGCGATTTACTAGCGCTAGCGCTGCTATCTTTTTCCAATTTGCAACACCAGCCTCTGGAGATATTGAAGGCGTAACTGCTGGAACTGGTATCTCAGGTGGTGGAACATCTGGAACTGTTACTATCACAAACTCTATGGCAACCGCAATAGATGCCAAGGGTGATCTTGTTGCAGGTACTGGAGCCGATACCTTTGCACGCCTAGCAGTAGGAGCAAACGGCACCACACTCGTAGCGGATAGTGCGGAAGCAACTGGTTTGAAGTGGGCTACACCCGCTGGTGGTGGTGGTGGAATGACATTATTAACTTCAGGGTCTTTAAGTGGAACATCTACTACTATAAGTTTTACACCCACAGGTTATATTAATGCGTTGTTAGTTATACAAGGTGGGTCAATAAGTTCAAACGACCAACTTTTCTTTAGAATCAATGGCAACTCTGGCGGTGTGTATCAGTCGTCTTATACAACTAGACAAGGGTCAACTGCAGGTGCAAATGCTGTAGGTTTTACTAACAATGGTACTTATTTATTGACCGATGGTACTTCTTCTGCTTCAACAGATATTAATGCAACCTTTTTAGTGTTTGAAGTTGCTAAATCAGCAAACCACGCTTTTCAATGCAATTTGAATTATGTAACGGGTTTAGGTGAAGCACAAAATAATTGGACTGGTAAAATTAATGATACAAATACTGTTACAAGTATGAGCATTCATACATTGGCTGGCAGTGCAACATTTAGCGGCAACTACTATTTATATGGAGTTAAATAATGATAATTAACGAAAATGGTGTTGAAAGAAATGCAACAGAAAAAGAGTTGTTGCAGTTAAAAATTGATCAAGAAACAGCAGCAAAACTCAAACTAATAGCAGATGCAAAAGCAGAAGCAAAAGCAGCAGCACAGGCTAAACTTGCAGCACTTGGATTAACTACTGAGGATTTACAGGCTCTAGGTCTTTAGCATAATCTTGAGGGATTGTGCTTAGGATAGAAGTAGCCTTGCCTCATCCTCAGTAATACCAAGCCGTTCTAGCAGGGCTGCTTTCTGAGCAGCCTTTGCTTCGGCTTCGGCTTTAATTGCTGCAAACTTGGCTTTTCTTGCCTCGTATTCAGCAATTTCCTCATCTGTGGCTAATCTTACAATTGATTCTTTTGTTAAACCATTGTAGTCGGTAATTTTTATTTCCATCATTACTCCTTAGCGTATCCATAGACAAAAAGTGTTCCTGTTACATTTAATGGAGCAATAATACTTATACCATCATAAACAGTTGTGTTAGTTAAAACACCATTCATATAACTCCACAATATATTTCCAGTTGCCTCTACTTGATTATTGGCGCTTACTTGGATATTAGTGTAAGATGATTCATAGGGATAAAGTAAATCCATAACGGCACAAGCATTTCCACGATTATTGCCACTTGCATCAAATCCATACCATTCATCTGTTCCTGCATAATTGTAACGACTTGTAATTGCGTTTTGATAAGCATAAGTTTGTATTGATTCATAGCCACTTGATGTTGAACTTCCACTTGCCCGCATTTTTACAGTAACGCCTATGGCTTGATTATCAGCAACATTTTTCCACACTAACATTAATCTATAATTTTTGTATGTTGATGAGAAAATGCTATCGGCATTTATTGTGGAAGTTGATGTAAATGGAATTTCGTCAATTAGAGTTAATCCTGCACCACCAGCAGGCGCCGCCCATTTCAGACCAGTAGCCTCCGCACTATCCGCTACTATCCTTCAAGAACAATCTCAGAGGATTGTGCCAAAGGCGATTATTCTAGCGTGAATGGGATTATGCCTAGACAAAGAACAATCGCTAGGACTAGGATCAATTTTACTATGGAACAAATACCGCTAGATATAATCAAAGAAAAACTCAAGAATAGATACGAAACTCAGGGTTTTGCTGAGGCTTTATTTCGTAACGATTTCAACTTACTACTTCGCCTAGGAGTTCATCCCCAGGTGGCTACTACTGAGGATTTGCAACGGCTGGTAATGACAGTTAAAGCAGCCTCTACTAAAGGAACCTACGCTGCAAGAGTTCGCAGTATTTTTAAAGCGCTGCGCAAAATGGGTTTAATAAACAATATGGCCGATCTTGATTTGCCAGCAGTTCGCAAGGGTCGAGGATTACCTCACCCGCTAACTCCAGGTGAGGCTGAATTAATTATGACTAGAGCCGATCTACCAATGAGAGATTGGTTTATTATTGGCTGCAAGGCAGGCCTGCGTGCTATGGAGGTATCAAACCTTCGTGGAGTTGATTTAGAAAAAGTTGATGATGGGCATATTCTCAGAGTTGCTGGCAAAGGTGGCACTGATCTATCCGTACCAGTAGCCGATATTGTTGCTCAAACAATTTTAAAGCACGAAACATCAGGAAAAATTTGGTCAGTTACCCCTAACAAATTAACCAAAATGTGTTCCTTGGAAATGAAGCGGCTTGGGATTCCAAAGAAAACATTTCACGCCTGCCGCCATTACTTTGCAACCAATATGTTAGAGCGATCAAATGGTGATTTGCTTGCAGTGCGAGATTTGATGAGGCACTCATCGGTTGCAACTACTCAAGTTTATACGCAACTCGCTAGTGGCAGAACCCGATCTTTAGTGAATTTGTTGTAAGTTATGCTGCTATTTGATTTCCCAGATATAACAAAAAGCATCGATGATGCCGTCGATGCTATTGAGGATTCGGGGCTTATTTAAGGAGCCAAGTGAAAACATCCAAAATAACTGTAACAACTTCACCAACATTATTAGTAGGTGCAATAGCAATGTATAGAGAGATTCATATTCATAATGAATCAGGCAATATTTATATTGGTAATGCTAATGTAACTACTGAAACTGGTGTTAAAGTTGATAATAATACTCACGATATAATGCACCTTAGCCCCAATGAAACAATGTATGCAGTAACTGCTAGCGGTACCGCTAATGTTTGGATATTAGAGTTGGGAGTTGGTCAATGACCGCTAACGAATGGGCTTCAATCGCTGTTGCGGTTGGAACCTTAACTGGATTTTTAGTTGCAGGTGTAAGATTTTTAGTTAAGAGTTATCTTTCCGAACTTAAACCCAATGGTGGAAACTCGGTTCGGGATCGCATTGATAGTATAACCTGCCAAGTTGATCGGCTAGAAGCCAGGATAGATGAAATTTACAGATTATTAGTTAAAAAATAAAAGGGGTGTTATGAGTAAAGTAGTTGCGATAGCCAAATCACAAATTGGCTATAAAGAAGTTTCTAATAATGAAACAATTTTTGGTTAGTGGTATGGCGCTAATAATCAACCTTGGTGCGCTACCTTTGTTTCCTGGTGTTTTAATGAGGCTGGTTTAATATCTAATATTGCAGCACAAAGTAAAAAAG